CGGGTCAATCACAATTGAAAAAATTAGAACGCCAATTGAAAAAGATTAGATAATCTTTTGATCTACGAAAAAAATTCTTTATATTTAATAAATTAATAAAAGGTAATAGATGAGTATATACGACGAAAAGGCTCCACAACCGGTCGAGCAAGAAGAAAAGAATGATAATGGCTCATTGTATGAAGCATTACATAATCAATTAGCAACATTAGTTGATTATAATGATTCAATAATATTTCTTAACGATGATATAACAGATAGTACATTAACGGATTTAATTATTCGCATGCGAAGTTTATTACAGAACCGCGAAGATAAAACAGCGCCTGTTAATTTAATGATAAATTCTCCTGGAGGAGATGTACATGAAATGTTAGGTATCATTGATTATATTGAATCGTTAGATGTTAAAGTAAATACAATTTGTAGAGGTAGAGCATTTTCTGCGGCTGCTATTATATTAGCATGTGGTACTGGTTCTAGAATGATGAGTAAACGATCTACGGTTATGTTTCATCAATCATCTAGTTTCCTTGGAGGTAAGATGAGTGATATATCAGCATATTTAGATAATGTCAAGAATATAGAAAAAACTATATATGATATATTAGCGGATAAAACTAATAAAGATCAGGCCTGGTGGAAAGATAATATGAAATCAGATTTATATTTAACAGCAGAACAATTAAAAGAATTTAACGTAATAGATGAAATAATATGAAATTAACAGCTGATCAGATAGCACAGAATTGGGACGAATTATTAAACGTCATAAAAACAGAATTTACCGGAGAACGTAAAGATAAATTACTAGCCATGTATAATGATATGGAAGATAGAATGGCTCTTGCTCCAGCATCTTCGTTTAATCATTATCATAATGCATTTCCGGGAGGCTATGTAGAACATGTATTGCGAGTAATTAAATGTGCTCAAGAAGTACATGCGTTATGGACTAAAATGGAAGGTGATATGTCCGGTTATACTAGAGAGGAATTAATGTTCACTGCATTGAATCATGATATCGGTAAAATGGGATTCCCGGGTGATGGTAATGAAATATACCAAATAAATGATTCAGAATGGCATAGAAAGAATCAAGGTAAAGAATATAAAATTAATCCTAATAATCCTTTTACGTTAGTAAATGATTTATCTATTTGGTTATTACAGCATTATGGAATTGAAATTTCTTGGAATGAAATGTTAGGTATTAAACTAACAGATGGATTATATGATGATTCAAATAAACCTTATTTCATATCTAGATCGGCAGATGCTAAATTAAAGACAAATTTAGGTTATGTAATGCATCAAGCCGATTCAATGGCTGCTAGAATAGAATATGAACGATGGAATAACAATAAACCTATCACTGCTCAAGCTCCTAAAAAGAAAATAACTAGTCCACAAACACAAATTAATGCCAATAAAATGTTTAATGAATTATTTAGAGATTAATATGATAACAACAATTATAATATTATCAGTACTATTAACAGCTTCTTTATTAATAAATTTCAATCAAATGCGTAAACAAGAAGCATTTGAAGAATATATCGAAGAGTTAGAAAATTCTAATACAGAATATTATCAGTTTTTTACTACGTTAAAAACTCGTATGAATGAATCTAATTCTAAATTAAAACAAATTGATAGATTAGGATCGTTTGAAGCAGATGATGAAACTGGGTTTGTATTTACAGAATTACGTGATATTATAGACGAACTTAATAAAGGATTTTAATGGAAGAATTAAGTCCAGTAGATAAATTTTACAAATGGTTAGCAGAAGAGTTAGCAGAAATTGAAGCTAATGGTCCTAAAAAGCGACGAGGTAGAAAACCTACTAAAAATATGTATTTTACATATATAACAGACCAAGCAATCATTGCATATAATTTTGAACCAAGTTATGCTAAACGTAATAAAGTTTTTCGAGAACATATTAATTATCCTTTTAATAAATTAGTAGAAAATATTTATCATACATTTCGATTTTCATATTTTGACGTTCCATATGAAGATATTAAAGCAGAAGTTGTTGCATTTTTAACAGAAAAAATAGGAAAATACCAAGAAGGTAAAGGAAAGGCTTTTTCATATTTTTCTATTGTTGCTAAAAATTATCTTATTATACAAAATAACGCAAATTATGCTAAAATGAAATTAAGAACTGATACTACAGAAATAGATGCAAATCGAAATGTAAGTGCAGAATTAGCATTAAATGATCATCAAGAATCGTTACGTGATTTTACTAATCTATGGGTTAATTGGTATGATACTCATATTAATACCATTTTTGTTAATAAACGTGATATTATAGTAGCAGATACTATTTTAGAATTATTTAGAATACGAGACAATATAGAAAATTTCAATAAAAAAGCATTATATATATTAATTCGAGAACGTACTGGTCTTAAAACTCAGAATATTACAAAAGTACTTAATATAATGAAACGTGATTATACAAAAATGTATTCTGTATATCGATTAAATGGACGAATAGTCGATTCAGCTCAGCTTTAATATTTATATAAAAGGATTATCATGAGTGCAGAGTTCGAGTTATTCCATGGAACAAATTTTTCCGATTTAATGCGTGATATTTATCACAATTCAAAAAAGAAATCTAGACAAATTGATGGGTTAATTAAAGAATTACAACCATTGATAAAAAATACCGGTGATGCTACTGTTTTAGTTCCCATGATAAAGGATTATTTAGAAGTATCTGTTAAAAATGATGATGCCTTAGTAAAATTAGCAGCTGTAGTACAACGGTTAGTTTCAGCTAATAATAAAGAATCGGAAGATAATGAGTTTGGTTTATCTGATGATGAACGTCGACGATTATTAGAAGAAGCTGAGACAGAAGTGAAAAAACTACAAGTAGAAAGTAAGGAGATAGATGCCAAACAACATCAATCTACAGATAGGCCAGGTAATACAGAAAGATGATCCAATTCAATATGATCGATATCAGGATAAAAATAATGTAGACTTTCCTCCTGGTTCCGTACGTGTACGTTTACGAAGTACAGTATCATCATTAGCTAGTGAAGTAATAGCACTTCCGGCAAATGCAAATTATTTAAATGTACCACTATATGGTGAACAAGTAATTATATTTTCTGCAATCGATGGTAAAACTCCTAATACAAAAAAAGAACAATATTATTATTTACCATATGTAAATACACATGCACAAGTTAATAATGGTATAATGCCGTTTATTCAAGATACTAAAGCTAAATCAACATCGTATTCATCAAATGGTATATCATCTACATCTAAAAATAAAAAGCCAGAACAAATATCATTTAATGAAAAAAATATTGTATCAATTCAACCGTACCAAGGAGATATAATATTACAAGATAGATTTGGTTCTGCATTAAGATTTTCTAGTACACATAAACAAATAGACGATTATTTACAAGCACCAATTTGGGAAGGCTCATCGGTTGGAGATCCTTTTATTGCATTGACATGTGGTATCGATGGAGTAACAAAAAATGATTATTTTACTAAGGAAGAGCCAGACAAAGATTCGAGTTTAATTTACTTATCAACATCTCAAAAAATAAATAATTTAAAATTATCACAACAAAAAATTGGTCGCGGCACTAAAGCGTTGCCATCATATAAAAATCCTCAAGTAATTATAAGTTCTGATAGATTAATTTTTAATGCCAAATCAGATGAACTAGTTTTAACATCAAAAAAAGATATAAAATTATCAACGCCAAATTGGTCTGTAGATGTAGATAATCTTATAACTCAATTAGAAGCTTTAGTAACAGCAATAACTAAGATGACACATCCTACTGGTGTAGGACCTTCTGGTCCACCTTTAAACATTGCAGATTTTGCAAAAATATTAACAGAAATAAAATTAATGAAACAATAATGAATAAACCATCATGGCTTTCGGCTGAGCTTCAAGGAATAATAGATAATAATAGTCCATTAAATGGTCTAAAATTAGGTATTGCATTAGCAAAATTTTCATTAACTATTATTCCTCCTACATTAGGTGCGGCGACTGGCATTATTCCTGCAATGCGTGCATATAACTCAGCATTGCGTTATGGTAAAATTAAAGGCATAGAAGATGCTGTTAATACATTTGCTAGACAAAATGCAAATGGTATGGCAACTATATCAGGTGGATTATTTACTGGAATTGCTCCGCTACCACTTAAAGGTACTCAACCATTATATATTGCCACTACAGTTTTAAAAAAAGATAAAAAATTTTTATGTGACGCATTGGCAAAAGCTATTTATATAAATTGGACTCTCGGTAAATCAATTTTTACTCCATTTGGAACTACTATACCTACTTGGAATATTCCATTTCTTTCAAAAAAGATTAAAGATGAAGCAAAAGATCAAGGAGTAGATATTGATCAAATTATTCTAAATGCTAAAACAGAAGTTAGATCTGCAGTTCAATCATCTATTACTCAAGCAATGCGTGAAATCACATCATATGATACAGATGAATACCAAATACGATTAGATCAATTCGATTAATTATCAACCTAATTTATTAATGTAACATATTTATTAAAAAGGATAATACTATGAGCTCAAAATCATTTGTAAAGTTATTACGAAAAATTATTAGAGAAGAAGTTCAAGGAGCAGTACGTGAAGTCTTAACTGAACAAAAATCTAATCACAATCAATTGATTGAACATGGCATAAATTTATCACATATTACAGAAAATCCAATGCCAAATCGTCCAGTCGCTAAAAAACAGTTTACAAAAAATTCAATGTTAAATGATTTATTAAACGAAACTGCTGCAATGCCACCAGCTCCAGAAGCATCAGAATGGAATACAATGAATTATCGATCTGAAATGGCTGAAGCGTTTGGTATATCAAATGGTCCTAATTCTCCATTAGCGACAACAGGTATTAATGGTGAAGCTATTAACATGAATAATGAAGCTGTTACAACCACAGTGAATGCAATGACAAAAGATTATTCTAAACTAATGAAAGCAATAGATAAAAAGAAAATGACTAGGTAATGGCAAGACCAATATATAAATATCAACCACGAAATACTCAACCAGATGTTGCAATTGGTATTACTATGCCATTTAATAATTCTAGTAAGGCTAAATCTCCTACAACAAATTATGCATCTGGTAGTGGTGGTGGTAAAATTGTATTTTCTCAATCATATACTACTCAAGAACAAGTAGTTTCAAACTTAAAAAATTTATTGTTGACTAGAAAGGGGGAACGATATATGCAGCCAAATTTTGGAACAGATATATATAGTATGCTTTTTCAAAATAATGTCGAGGATATTCGTAGATCATTAGAAGATAGTATAAGAGCAGATATTGAATATTGGTTACCATATATAACTGTTAATAATATTGATATAACTAGCAGCGATGATATGCAATCATTATCAATTAAATTATCGTTTACTATTACAAACATTGGATCAGAAATGGTAATTAATATTTTAGCATCCGAAAATACTTTCACAGTTTCTGAAGCAGAGCCTAGTTTAGAGTTACGTCAAATTAGTAATGGATATTAAGGAGAGGTAAATTTATGAGTGACTTAATTAAAAAAGATGTAAAATATTTAAATAAAGATTTTGCTCAATATAGACAAAATTTAATAAACTTTGCAAAAAATTATTTTCCAGATACATATCAAGATTTTAATGAATCGTCACCTGGAATGATGTTTATAGAAATGGCATCATATGTTGGTGATGTTTTATCATATTATACAGATACATCTTTTCGAGAAACATTATTAAATTCTGCGCAAGAAGAATCAAACATTTTAGCATTATCTCATTTATTTGGATATAAACCAAAATTGAATTCTCCAGCTACATGTAAGTTAGATATATTTCAACTAGTAATGGCATCTGGTTCTGGTGAAAATGCTGCACCTGATATGAATTTTGCTTTATCAGTTCAATCAAATATAGAGTTAGAAAATGAAGAAGGTATAAAATTTAGATCACTAGAACCTGTTGATTTTAATGATAACCCCGAAATTTCGGTATATGAAATTGATTCTGATTCAAATGTATCTAGATATCTTCTTAAAAAACAAATTAACGTTGAATCGGGTGAAATAAAAGAATTAACATTTGATTTTACAGATCCAAAGCCATACGATAAAATAGTATTACCAGATACTAATGTTATCAATATTATTAGTATAAATGATTCGTTAAACAATAAATGGCATTATGTGGATTATTTAGCACAAGATACTACATTTGAAGATATTGCAAATATTTCATTTAATGATCCAGAATTATCTGAATATAGATCGACTGTACCATATATTTTAAAATTACGAAAAACCCCGCGTAGATATATTACACGATTACGTGATGATCAACGATTAGAAATACAATTTGGCTCCGGAGTATCTGCAGACCAAGATGAAGAAATTATTCCAAATCCAAAAAATGTAGGATCTGGATTAGAATATCTTAAAAGAACTACTACGGATGCTATTGACCCATCAAACTTTTTATATACTAGTACATATGGTATTGCTCCTTCGAATACAACACTGACTATACGATATACAGTAGGTGGTTCGGTATCAGAAAACGTCGGTGTTAATTCAATAACAAGAATAAATTCTATAACATATGCCAATGATTCTGGAATTGTTGATTTAACAGATTCTAAATCATCTATCGCGGTAACAAATCCTGAACCAGCATCTGGTGGGAAGTCTCGAGATAATATAGAAAGTATTAGACAAAATGCCATGGCATCGTTTGCCGCTCAAAACAGAGCAATTACACGTGAAGATTATATTGCAAGGTGTTATGCAATGCCAAGTAGATATGGATCTGTTGCTAAGGCATATATTGTAGGCGATACTCAAATTAATACATCTGATAAATTATATCCTGCAGAAACTATTGATAATCCATATGCATTAAATTTATATTTGTTATCATATAATTCAGATAAGCAATTTACTAGTTGCAATCAAGCATTAAAAGAGAATATAAGAACTTATATATCTCAGTATCGTATGTTAACTGATGCTATTAATATCAAATCAGCGTTTATAATTAATTTAGGTGTAAATTTTGAAATTATAACACGTCCTAATTTTAATAGCAATGAAGTAATATTATCATGTATTGCAACATTAAAAGCAATATTATCTAACGAACGTATGCAAATTAATGGACCTATAGATATTGCTTCTTTAATATCATCAGTTGATCGTGTAGATGGCGTACAAAGTGTTGTTAATTTTGAATTTACAAATAAAGTTGGAGGTAATTATTCTTCAAATACATATAATATAAACTCGGCAATTAAAAATAATATTTTATATCCTTCTTTAGATCCTTGTATATTTGAAATAAAATATCCAGATAGCGATATAAAAGGAAGAGTGATAAAACCTTAAGGAGATTAAATGTATAGAATATTTTACGCAGAAAAAGATACAACATTATATGAAAGATTTCCAGAACAAAATACTGGAATTGATGAAATTTTAGAATTAACTAAAAATGCATCTGGATCAAAAATTGAAGGTAAGATTCGTGCTAATACATATAATTCTAGAATATTAATAGATTTTGGAACTGAAATTGATGCTATTACATCTGCAGTTAATTCTGGTAAAATACCGGCTATAAGTAACCACATCGATTCCGCATCAGTATATCTTTCGTTAAGATCATCAGACGCGTCTGATTTAATACAGCAATATAATTTAGAAGCATATCCATTATCTGAATCGTTTGCATTCGGTCAAGGATATAAATCTGATACTCCTAAAACTACAAGAGGGTCATCATGGTATTATCGCGATTCGCTAGAAACAGCTACTTGGTGGAATTCTGGATCTGCCCATAGTAAAAATTTATCAAAAGGAGCTTCTGAAAAGTTAGGTGGTGGTTCATGGATAACAGGTTCTGAATATGAAGCTTCTCAATCGTTTAATAATGAAATACCAGATATACATATGAATGTAACTGATATTGTTAATCAATGGGTATCTGGTGATATTTCAAATCATGGATTTATAATTAAACGATCGGTAACTGATGAATTATCCGGAGATATACTTGGAAGTATTAAATTCTTTGGACGTAATTCGCATACAATATTTGTACCTCGGCTTGAAGTTGTATGGAATAATACAACATTTACAGATACAGGTTCTGCTGAAATATCTACTGATTCATATGTGCCATATTTTAAAAATATAAAATCAGAATATCGTACATCTGAAATTTCAAAATTTAGAATTGGTGTACGACCACAATTTCCGACTAAAACATACACTACAGAATCTTTTTATTTAACTAATAATCGATTACCTACATCATCATTTTATAGTATTATTGATTCTGTAACAAATGATACAATAATAAAGTATGATACCAATGGAACGCGTATTGATTGTGATTCAAATGGTAGCTTCTTTAAATTACGAATGGATTCATTTATGCCAGAACGATATTATAAAATTGAATTAAAAATTGAACGTGATGGTGGTGATGATATACAAACATTTGATGATTTTTATTTTAAGGTTGTTAACTAATGATAGATCGATCAAAATATAGAGAATATAAACTAGAACAAACTCGTATTACCGGTAACGTTGATATAGAATTTGAGTTTTTTGGTGATAGTGACGAAGCCGTTGAAGTAATTGAAGATGAATTTATTTCTAATGTAAAATTATCTGGTGATTTTCATGATAATTTAATGAATGGTGAAGTAGAAGTTGCAGTACAATCTGTGGATTTAGAACCGTCATTAATTCCTAATTATCAGACATTAGAAATTATGTTAGTTGAGCGCGGATTAACATATAACGATATTCGTGTTAAAACAAATATAGATGATTTTATATATGATGAGTTAAATTTAATTGACGATCGATCTACAGAATATAGCAATGTTATTAGATTTGAAAGTGGTTATAAACCAGCATTTCCATTTGTAAGAGATCCTGGTGATTATCTAGATGGAAACGATTATGATGAACAAGTATATCAGAAACAGACATATTTAGAAAAACTTCGTGCACGATTTGAAGGTAATATGATTATTTTAAATACTAACGGAGAACTTGAAGTAGAATCATTACGAATGATGATTTATGGTGAATGGAGAGCTGTCGCATTTGCAACAAGAGAAAATGGACGTCCTTTTCCAGAATCAACTACTCTAGAATATTATAATCATATTCTTGGATTAGAATTAGATTATAATGCAGCAGGAGATTGGTACGATGATGATTCAGTATTAAATGTAATGATTGATGAAGGAGTAATTACCAATTTAAAAGATGATGGAAGAAGTTCGCCAGTATGGAATGATTTTGAACATTATGAATATGATGAAGGAGGTCGCCGCGGTATAGATAATACAGATTACGTGCAAGTTAGTCGGTATCAACGATATATTAATGCGACAAATAACGAAGTATTTAATTTAGAATATATGCAACCATATGAACCAGAAGGTTCTGAGTTGTATTATAATGAGTATGGTAGATGGCAAGAAATATCGTAAATAATATAGAAAAAAGATTACTCAAAGATGGCATAGTTGAATGCCATTATTATGTACCAGACGATGCATCACGATATGTTGTCGGCGGAGTTATACAAGACCGTTTATTTGACACTTCAAATTTACTAGTAAATCATACCGCCGTTTTAGAATCTTATAATATACGTCGAGGTAAATTTAATGTTATTGTCAATGTATATGATACAATATTAGGTTCTGCAGAATTTCCAATGATTTATCTTAAAGAGATATCCCCGGATAGACGTGAATTAAGATTTGAACATGTTGCAGTTAATGATCCAGAAAATCATGATGATATGTTACAAGATTTTGTCGATGATATATCCATGGATATGGAACCTGCTTTAAATTTTGGACAGAATCAACTTTTTAAGATCATTAATCAAACAATTTTTGAAGATGATTTAATAATTCGTTTATTAGAGCCATTACCAAATAATATTGAAGAAGAATCTACTGCATGGATAGTAGATGAATTAGCAGATTCATTTAATGATACGATTACGTTAAATTCATCTAATACTTTAGACAATACTTTAAATGAATTACGTGGTCCAAATTTTAATATTGAAACATCATACGGAACTATTACAGAAACAGATTTTGAGTCATGGAATACGTTATTAGATGCTAATACATCTACATCTCAAAATATTATTGATAACATATTTTCTGGTTCTTTAGCCGGTGTTAAAATTGGTATAGACTATTCTGGATTTGATAATTTTGTACATTTTTCATCTGCAAAAGAACGTGTTGCAAATTTTAAACATAAATTAGAATTAATTGAATATTATGATAATCGAATTACTATATTAAATAACGCATATGGATCTGATACATCTGCTTTAAAAAATAATATTAATATAAATAGAGAACGTAAAGACCAAGTTGTTGGATCATTTGATGGGTTTGAACGTTGGTTATATAACGAGCCAACTACAAGTTTATTTACACATCAACCTTTATACGAAGATGAAGAATATGAAATTGAAGGTGCAAGAATTGGCGCACAATTATATCGTATACAATCTTGGCCAAAATATTTATCTGGTAGTAAATATTATTTACATACTACTACTTCTCCGTTAGCAACGTCATGGTTTACAGATACCAGTGCCACCGCGTCGTTATATGATATTGAAAATAATAATAGTTTAACAAAAACTATTCCGGAACATATAAGACTTGACAAAAATAATTCACAATATGAATTATTTGTTAATATGATTGGTCATCATTATGATATAATATATTCTTATATTGATAATTTATCTAAAATATATAAAACAGAAGAACATCCGCAATTAGGCCAAAGTAAACATACACTATATCAAATTGCAAAATCATTAGGATGGACATTAACCGATGGAAATCAGGCATCGGCTTTATGGCAATATAAATTAGGAGTAGCCTCTGGTTCAGGTACATATTCATCTACTGGATCGTTATTTTCTAAATCGGATGAATCTATTACATCAGATGTTTGGCGTAGAATAGTTAATAATTTACCTTATATACTTAAAACTAAAGGTACTACAAGGTCTATTAAAGCGTTAATGAATACATATGGTATTCCTCAGACTTTACTTTCTATACGCGAATATGGCGGTCCTAAAGTTGCAGATGATAAACCTGCAATTATAGAAGATCGATTTACATATGCATTACATTTTGATGATGGTGCTCATATTAAAATTCCAAATAATTGGCTATCAAGTAGTATAAATAATTGGGGTATTAATAACAGAGAAATTCCAGTCTTAACACGAGAAGTACGATTCCGGCCAGATAAAAAACAGAATATGGCTATTATTAATAATCGTATTAATGATAATATTCAATCTTGGGCAGTCGCGTTACAGTATACATCGTCATATTCTGGAAGTGATAAATATGGTCGATTGCATTTTGTAATACCAGTAGGAGATGCAAAATCATCTGCTTCAATGACAGAGTATTTACCATTATTTGATGGCAATTTTTGGAATTTAAGTATTGGTATTAATACGTATAATACTAGTTCAAATACAGATACTACATATACGATTAGATGTCAACAAGCATCAGATTATATTACTAACAAAATTGTACATTCGGCTAGTATTGAGTTAACTCCAAGTATTGATACTCATCAAATGTGGGCATCCGCGTCTGATGCAAATGATTCACATATAATTCGTTTAGGTGGACAAATTGATGGTGTTGATGATTATGCAGTAAAGGCAACGTTATCCGCATCATTTGGAGCTCCAATTGCTAGTGCAAGTAATAGAAATGGTATGCCAATTACTAACGCAGATAGATATTCTAATATATTTCCAGATACATTTACTGGATCAATGCAGGAATACCGCGATTGGTTAGAAGTTGTTAGTAAAGAATCATTTGATTTACATACATTTAATCCGACGTCATATGTATCAAGTATTTCACCTACATCATCATATGATACATTAGTACGACATTATCCATTTGGTACTGATTTAAAAACATTTGATTGTTCTGGGGCTCCTAGTAATTATCGATTTACTTCAAGTCATCCAAATCAAGCTATACAAGATTTTTCACCGCCATTTGGAGATAAAAATAATACATTTGTAACAGCTAGTGGATTTGAAACTCCTATTAATACAATACGTGGTAATTTTGTACCAGTTAATGAAACATATTACATACAAGGTATATCAATAGGAGGAAGTTTACCTAAATCACAAAAAATACGTTTAGAAGATAATCAATTGGTTAGACAATTATCACCAAATCAATCAGCTGAAGTATCAAGATTTGATAGAGCTTCTTTAGATACCAATCGTGTAGGTTTATTTTATTCAATGGCAGATCAGATTAATAAAGATATTTTTAATCATGTCGGTGATGTGGATATTGATAATTTTATAGGAGATCCAGATGATCAATTTGATTTAAAATATCCAGATTTAGAACATTTTTCAAAAGATTATTGGAAAAAATATTCAGACCGAAATGATATAAATGCGTTTATAAGAATATTTAGTCAATTTGATTTTGCATTATTTTCTCAAATAAAACAATTATTACCCGAACGTGTTGATGAAGCTATGGGATTATTGGTTGAACCACATGCATTAGAAAGAACAAAGGTACGTGTAATTAAACAACCAGATTTTACAAATCCTCAATATGAAGTAACTATTGATGATAAAGAACCATCGGCATCGGCAGAATATAATAATTATAGTTCAAGTATAGCTGTAGCTGAAAACGCATTATCAGCCGTTACAATTTATCATTCTGGATCTAATGGAACAGTTGATACTGGAAATTATTTATTTAAAGTACAATTGTCGCAAACTGGTAGTCATACTGGTTCTGTAAATGAAGGTTTTGTTTTAAATTCTAGAGTAAGTGATGTATTTAGTACTGAAACGTTTTTTTATTCGTCATTTGCAAGTAAATCTATTGGCCAATATTATAGTAGATCAAAAGCTCCAGGATCATATCGCGATGATAAATTTGTAATGACAGAAAATCAAAAATTTAATGGTAGTAAATTAACTGCACCTAATATTAATGTAGCATCAGTATATCCACAATTAAACTTTGAACCAATAATTGAAGTATTTTCAGTTAATCCAAATCAATTAATTTATACAGATACGCCGGCACCGAATGAACAAGGCTCGTTAACAGTGCAGTAAATTTACCAATAAGCATATTTATTAAAAAGTAGGATAAGATATGGGATATTTAAATAACAGTTCAATAACAATTGATGCAATTCTTACCAAAAAAGGAAGAGAATTATTGGCTCGCGGCCGCGATGAATTTCAAATTACACAATTTGCATTAGCAGATGATGAAATAGATTACGATTTATATAATCCAGAACATCCAAATGGATCTGCATTTTATGGAGCTGCAATTGAAAATATGCCAATATTAGAAGCATTACCTGATGAAACACAAATGATGAAACATAAATTAGTAACATTGCCAAAAGGAACTGCAAGAATACCGGTGGTATCGGTAGGCCAATCTTCAATTACTTTACAAGCAAATCAAATAACAACTATTACTCCAGATACTGTTAACTTTACTGGTGGTAATAGACAATTTGGATATACGGCAATTTTATCGGATTCTGATGTGGCAGAAATTAGAGCTACAAAAACAGTTGGCCGGACTGGTGCAGCGGCATCAGTACCGCAATTTATTGGAGATTCAGAAGCAGCTCAAAGTGTTACTATAACAGGAACAGAATTTGAAATAATCGCAAAAGAACAATTTGATACAGATAAAACTGCAACTATAGTGATTATTGGTAATGAAACAGGTGGTCGAGTTTCAATTGATTTAACTGTTAGAAAATTAAGTGTATCTACAATACGAAGAGCATCTAATGCGGAAAGTGCATTATAAAAGGATAATAAAAAATGGCTAGAGCAAGAAATACAAGATTTGGTGGAGGTTATGGTGGAGGAAGAGCTTCTCGTGTCGCACGTGAAGCAACACCGGCAAGACGTGAAGAAACGCCGGTAAGACAATCATCACCGGTAAGACGATCATCCGGTAGAATTAATAGAGATGCATTTGCCGCCGCTGCACGTTCGCGTATATCGGTAGAACAACAAGCAGAACAATTAGCTAATGAAATAATAGCAGAACGTGAACGTGAACGACGTATTTCTAGATTAGGAAAAATTTATACAAGATTTGATGAAGTAGATGATATATTAGCAAATAATGTTGAAACAGTAACGCGTGGATTATTTGCCGGAGACGTTGCAAGTTTAACATCAATGTTTACATCTTCAAATTTAACTCCTGCTCAAAAGTCATATTATCAAGAAATATTTGGAACAGGCGATCCGGCTGCGGTAACAACGGCAACTTCTGAATTTTCAATTGCTTATGGACATTTTGCAGGTTCCGGATCTAAAGATACATCTGGTAATTTAAATAATGATACTCCATCTAGAGCAATTTATAAACAATATGCACAGACATTATTAGGGCCTACCGATAAAAAATTTACAATAGATGGCGGTGATAAAGATTCTATTTACATATTAAACTTTAATCGTGCGCGTATGCGTGAAAAAATAGATCCAGGTAATTTTGAATTAACATTAGCTCAATTATCCGGATCAATAGGACCAGGCAAACAATCATCAATGAATAATCATACTGGTTCAGCAGTTAGATTGGCAGGTAAAAGTAGATATATACAAATTGTTGATGATTCTTCATTAACATCAGCAACATTAGGAGAATCAGGACAGGTATATAATTTAGTTTCTGGCTCGATTGACGGCGCTGGTATTTTTAATTCATCTGATATGGTACATTATGGATTACTTTATCCGCAACATGGAGTTGCAATTTTAGCAGCAGATCAGTTAGATAAACATTATTCAGCGGGTGGAGTAAATTTTGCAACTATAACCGGATCAGCAATTCCTGGAGATAATCCGGTAAAATTATTTAAATCATTATCTGGTTCGAATGAGTTAACACCATCCGAAGTAAATGGTGGAGTACAAGCTAGATCATCAGAACAAGTTAAATCAACATATTATTTTGTTAGAGCAAAAAATGCAGAATTTAATTATTCAAATAATCCATCATATGTAACTGGATCTTTAGGTCAAATATCATTTAATTCATTTAAAAATGATCCTCAAACATATATTACATCTGTAGGTTTATATAATGATCGTCGCGAGTTATTAGCGGTTGCAAAATTAAGCCAACCTTTATTAAAAAATTATACGCGTGAAGCATTAATTAAAGTAAAATTAGATTTTTAAAATAATAAATGATATGATATGCCAGTTATTCCAACAGTTTTTCGACCAATACGATCAAATGATTTTC